CATATAGAAACAAAGGAAATAATAATAGAGGGAAAGTAGTAATCGATTTACTTAGTGGTGTTTTTTATAATTCAGCCGAAGAAGTTGCTAATTTATATGGATATAACCCATATACGTTAAGAAATAAACTTAATGGATTTAGAAGTAATAATACTAAATTTATGTATGTATGAAAATAGTAAACAAACTATTTAATTACTTAGGATATACGCCTATGCGAGTTGAAAGAAACCGACAAGGTGTTTTTACTTACACGTTTTTAGACGGTAACACTTTTGTTGATAATGGCAAATATTTGGATATGTATTTGACAAATCCCGTCTTATCAACTATTGTTAATTTCGGGGCGCAATACTACTCACAAATGCGCATTACCCACTTGGATAGTCAAGGTAACGAGGTTAAAAACTCGCCTTACATCAAACTACTAAACACACCTAATTACTTTCAATCAAAAGAAGATTTTTTCTATCAGCAAAAAGTATTCCTTGACGTATCGGGTAACGACCTTATTTATCAAATCAAGGCTTTTACAAACGATATTCCAAAAGCGTTGTATAATCTTATTCCGAGCGAAATTGACTATAACAACGTTCATAAGATTAGTAAGTTTATAGTAACCGAGCAAGATAAAAAAGCATACGGGGAAAAGCATATTATCTACAAACTTGATAATACTGATTACAATATCAAGTTAAGGGATATTATTCCTACTTACGACCTTGCAAATGGTTTAGTTCAAAATTCATTTATACAATCACCATCGAGAGTAAAAGCGGTTGCAAAGATTCTAAATAACATTAACGAAAATGTTAATAGTAAAGGAATTAATTTGCAGATGTCAGCTAAGTATGTAGGTCTTAATCAAAACGATGGTAATAGAGCGCAAATACAAGATGGCGACCGTACAAGTATCGAGCGAGCAATATCATTAAAAAACCTACTTTTAACAAACGCTGGTATTGACTTCAAACATTTAGTTTCCGATATGAAACGTTTATATTTAGACGAACAATATACGGCAGACTTTGCAAAAGTGTTACTGCAATTTGGTTTAAATAAACAAATACTTGATATTTCCGATAAAAGCAACGGACTTAATAATTCTGGTTCGCTTATTAATTCGGGATTAATCAGCTACATTCAAAACACAATCCAACAAACGGCAGACAATACAATGAACTCTTTAGCGCAAACGTGGGGATTGTTTGAACGTGGCGAAAGTTTAAGAGCAAGTTATGACCATTTACCCGTTATGCAATCGGTAATTAATGACAAAATCAAAACATTAACCGAGTTTCAAAATATGGTAAAAATAGGGATTGAAAACGGGACTATTGACGTAGCAGAAGCAAAGAACAAAAGCAAGGAATTAATGTTAAAAATTGGTATGTGATGGGAACGAAATTAAGTCAAAAAGAAATCGAAGAACAACTTAAAAAAGAGGCTATTGCTAAAGGTAAAAAAGAATTAAATAAAAGGATTGATAATAAAAATAAAGAAATACTGAAATGATTTACAAATCGCATTATTTACCCGATAAAGAGTTTACTACTAAGGAAGAATTGTTTAAAGCCTTAAAAGAAAACCTACCCGTTATTGAAGACCAAAAGAAAGCAAAGATTTACGAGTCTTACAAAAAAGGTCAATCAATGACAATGAAAACTATTGACGTTTCAAAGCTGGATATTGAACAACAAAAAGCGTTAAAGTTAGATGATGCTTATTACTATGTAGCGTTTAATTCAACCCGTATATTAGATTCACACGAAGACGTACATATTGATGGACTTTGGAAAAAAACAATCCAAGAAAAGCAATTTAAAAACTATGTAGTAACAGACCACGAACTCGAAATACTAACAACGGTTGTACGAAAAGAATACGTTGAAATATTCACTGCTAAAGTACCATTTAGTGTATTAGGCAAAGCATACAACGGAAACACCGAAGTATTAATTTACAAGTTTCCAAAAGATAAAGTACAGATGCCAATTATCAAGGAATGGCTAGATAGCGGCGATGAATTACAAGGTTCGGTTAGAATGCGATATATTAATTTTTCTTTTTGTGTGGATTCAAACAATCCCGAAGATGAAGAATTTAAAAAGAATTACGATAAGTATATTGATTACATCGCAAACAAAGAAGATTTCGAGTATATCCCTTACTTCTTTGCGATTACCGAAGCATCAAACGAAAGAGAAAGTAGTTTTGTTCTTTACGGTTCAAACCAAGTTACGGGACAAATCACAAACAATAAACAAGCCGAGAAATCACTTGAACAAATCGAAGCCGAGAAATCACTTCAAGCCGAGCAAGATGCTCAAAAGGAACAATTAAAACAATTATTAAAAAAATTTAAGTAATGGAAGAAATCATTAAACAATTAGGTGAAAAAATAGACCTAATGAAAAACGAAACCGTTTCTAAAGCAGAACTTATCGAAGTAATGTCGAAAGTACAAGACTTAGAAACTAAAGGCAACGATGTAGCAACTTTAAAAACCAACATCGAAGAAATCGCGTTGAAAGTATTGGAATTAGAAACTAAGGGAGTTACAAACAACGTTCCCGAAAGTTTAGGTTCACTTTTAAAAGAAAAGTCAGACGAACTTAAAGCAATGAAAGAGAAATCGGGCGCAAGCGTTCAGATTACTTTAAAAGCTGCTGGAACAATGGCGTTATCTACAAACGTAACGGGACAAGTACCACAAGCCGAAAGAGAAGCGGGTATTACTCGCATTGTAAGACGTAACCCTTTTATTTTAGAATTGGTTAACGTTGGTTCAATTATGTCAAACGTTTGGGAATGGGTTGAGCAAAAAAACCTTGATGGTGGTGCGGCAATGACCGCAGAGGGTGCAGCTAAATCACAAGCCGATTTCGATTTAGTTGTTGCAAGTGCTAACGTTAAAAAAGTTACTGCATACATCAAAATCACTAAGGAAATGCTTGACGATGTTGAACTTATGCGTTCAGAAATTGACCAAGAATTAACCGAACTTATCAACCTTAAAATTGATGACCAATTATTGAATGGTTCGGGTTTAACGGTTAATTTAACGGGTATTGTAACCAACGCTACTGCGTGGGCAGCTGGTGCTTTTGCATTAGCTATTCCAACACCTACAAAATGGGATGTTTTGCGTACTGCAATCAATCAAGTTCGTGTTAACTTGTTCGAGCCTACTTACATTGTAATGCATCCAACAGATGTAACTTCTATGGAGTTATCAAAAGCAACAGACGGACAATATATTTTGCCACCATTCGCAGCACTTGATGGAACAATTGTGTCGGGTATTCGTGTAGTTGCTAATACGGGCGTAACTATTGATAAATTCCTAGTTGGGGATTTTAGCAAAGCGGGTGTACGTTTCAAAGAGGGATTAACTATCAATGTAGGTTACGAAAACGACGATTTCACTAAAAACTTAGTTACTATCTTAGCAGAGGCACGTTTAGTACAAAGAGTAAAATCGAACCATTACGGGGCGTTTGTTTACGGAGATTTTAGCGATGCTATTACTGCATTAACTAAAGCGTAATTTTATGGGACACTTAGAAGCAACAACGGTAGAAGTTACCTACAATGGTAAAACTACAAGAGTAGCGAAAGAAGATGCTCACTTATACACAGAAAAGGTAAAAAAAGAAGCTAAACCAAAAGAACAGAAATAATGCCTCAAATAATTGACAAATCGAAATTTACAAAAGCTAATGAGTTAAACATTCCTTTAGCCGTTGAGAATATTGTTGCAAATCCCGCATTAGCTACGCCAAATCAAGCGACGTATTTAACCGAGTTATGCATCAAAATCGAGAAGTCATTATTATTGAACGCATTAGGTTTAGCAACTTACAACACACTACAATTAGCATTGGCGGATATAAACAATCCGCTATATGCTTCTTATAAAAAATTAGTACAAGGAGAGCAATACGATGGTAAAGTTTGGGTCGGATTAAACAACGATTATTCTTTTATTGCGTGCCGCATTTATGAGCAATTTCTCTTTGATACTAATAGCCAATTATCGGGAATAGGTAATGTAGAAGTAAACCCACAAGGAGCAAACTTAATAACACCCGCTTATAAAATAGCGAGTGCAAACGCAAACTTCTTATTAGGGTATCAAAACGGATTTTTAAGATTTCCAATAGTTTACAACGATGGTGAGTTTATCGATTGGTTCGGATGTAATTCAGATATTAACGTCAGTTTGTATCAGTATTTAAACGACAAATCAGCAGACTTTACCGATGTAGATTTAGGAAAATTTAGAACTTACGAAAGTCAAAATTCATTCGGGATATGATAATCTTTGAAGACCAATTAGCAAGAATAGTTGAGGTATTGCCACCGCTTACGAGTGGTGAGTTATCGCAACGTATTAACTTCGGTTGGGGAACAAAGGAAATTTTAGCCGATTACTTGACTAAAAAAGGTAAATTAAGTTTTCCACTTATTTGGTTGGAAGAGGGAAGAGATGTAAACGATTTACGAGAGCCGAGCGCAACACGTAACGCTAAAATTATAATCCTTTACGAAAGCCAAGCACCGAGTGAGTTCAATCCGTATCAACACGAATACGACTACAAAGTAATTTTACAACCTATTTTAGATAATTTATTAATTGCATTAACGCAAAGCGGAATAAGTAGATACGACGATAAAAATTTCGGAACGCAAAGGATTAAAAAATTCTCAATGCGTGAAGAAGTAGATAAAAATTTAGTGTTCATTTGTAACGCCATTGTTTTAGATGCAACGATTACATTTAGCGGGATTAGTTCTTGCTTACAAAATATTCAATTTAACAATTAAAAAATAAAAAAATGATTCTATTTAATCAAAAAGATTGTCTTACTACACGTAAGAATTTAGGATTACCCGACTGCATTATTCAAGAGGGCAGATTGACGGGTAAAATATTAGTTCCAAAAGGTTGGAGTTTAAACCTTACTTCGGGAACTTTTGATTTGGCGTATGTAAACGAGCAAATCCAATTAGGTAACTTTGTGCCAATTTTAGGAGCGGTAGAAGTTACAAACAATACGCCCGAAGCAACAACAGAGGAGTATCAAGGCGGTGTTATGTCAGTTGTTCGTAACGGATTACCACAATTTGTATTTAAGTACTTAAAAGGTGGTTGGAAATACGCAAACGCTCTTTATACTTATAACTCATTCCAAGCGTTTGACGTGTTGTTTGTGTTTTCAAGTGGCGCAATTGCTGGAGCAACTAACGGAACTACTTTAAGCGGTTTTGATTTAGGTATGTTAAATAACGGGACTTATATGTTTACAGATGGTTCGGTTTCGGCAAGCGTTTCAACTACTATTCAACTTATCAACGAAACGCAATTTAACAGAGATGTGGCGTTGTTAGACGCTTCTATTTTAGACTTTAACGTTAATACGGATTTATTTCCTATTACCGATATCGTTATGACGGGACGTGCTGACGTATCGAATGACAAGGTTTACTTTAAAGCTAAGTTTGCAATGAATCAATCCACAAATTTAGGTGGTATTGCTATTGCTAATTTAAGGGTAACTATTGACGGGGTTGTAAGTACGATTGTAGCGTTATCATTAACTTATGATGCTTTAACAAATGAGTGGGCGTTTGAACCTACAACCGCTTTTACTACATCAAGCGCAATTATTGTACAATTATACGATAGTGTTGCCGTTACAGACGTTGCAAAAATTGGAACTAAATTCTATAAAGGCGCAACCGCAAGTATTACACCAGTAGCGTAATTTGTATTAAAGTATTTACTATATTTGTAAACAACAAGGATGAAGTGCAATCAATTAATTTTGGTTGCATTTTTTATTAAAACGTAATTTTATGATAGATATTTTTGGAAAACAGATGTTTGGTAGTTGTGCCGATGAGTGGTTAAAACTATGTAAGGACAAAAAGAAAGAATGGATTTTAAAGTACACAAAACAAACCGACGAGCAGTTAATTGACGAGTTTATAAATAATCCAAAAATCAGTAAAGATTGTAAGTGTTTGGATTGTGGTAAAAGTAAAAAAGATGGCATCAGCAAAAGCATTTCAACAGAAACTACAACCGATGTTATCGATAGTAACACTTCGGGAAATAGCGGAAACGGAAATAAGAAAAGAAGAACAAGCAATAAAGGGACTTAAAGAGCAAGACTTTTTAGAGGGCGACATTTATGGGGATGGTACAGAAAGAAGTTATCGAAGCCGTAATTATGAAATATTTAAAAGTCGTTTAAATCCAATTGCGGGCGGTGCAGTCGATTTGATTGTTACGGGTCAATTTGTAGATGCGATGTATTTATTAAAGCCAAAACAAGGAAAATATATGTTTGGTAACACAGATAAAAAACGCAATATTTTAAAAGAAATGTATGGCGAAAATATATTCGGATTAAATCAAAACGTATTTGCTAAATTCCAAAGGGATATTATTGCACCGAGATTTGTACGAGAAATTAAAAATAGATTAAATGTGTAAATACGATTCAATAAACAACATCCCCGCTAAAGTTTTTTTTGAGATACTGTCGACTAAAAACTATCAACTTCTTTGTCCTAAACCAAAAGAAAAAGGACTTGAAGCGGTGTTTATTAAAATTTACGATGATTTTTTTATGCAAACCGAAAACGAGCAAGCGTTTAGGTATTTGGAATTAGTTAAAAATGTGGCTTTTTTAGAGTATAAAATATCAATGATTAGACAAACATTAGCATTTTTATATTATTCAACTACAACCCGTGAAATGCGTATTGAATACATTAAAGCACTCAATGAGGGAACTGGAATAAATATCGATTGTGATGTTGATTTTTCAGACGAGGTAAAACGTATTTTAACTGAAAATATCGGATGGTTGCAAAATGATCTAAACTTTGAGAAAATCGAACTTGAAACGATGATGTCAAAAGAAAAAGGAAAACAATCGAACTACATTGAAAGGTTAGTTGAATTAGCTGTTGCATCACCACCAAATTTAACTATTAATCAAGATATGGTTTTGAGCGAGTTTGTGGCTTTTGAAAAAGCAATTATACGTTATAATAAATCTTTACAGAAATAATGGCAGAATTTATTGACATACTTAGTCCAAGCGCATTAAAGGACTTACGAGAAGCAAACGTTGAAGTTTTAGAGTTGATTAAAAACATTGATAAAACGGGTGTCGCTATGAAAGCCGTTAAAACTCCAAGCGGTTCAAATGATGCTATTAAAAAAACAACGGAATCATACAATCAGTTAGAAAAACAATTTGTAAAAATTAATAAACTAACTTCGGAAGAAATTGTAAATCAAAGAGCATTAGCACAAGCATCAGACCGACAAGCGAAAGCCGTTTCTTTATTAGTAGGTGCTTATCAAAACCTTAATGCTAAACACCAACAAGCTAAAAAATCATTACAAGATTTAATAGTTTCGGGGCGTAGAGCAGATGAAACGCAAGCCAAATATAACACCCGATTAAAAGAAGCACAAAGAGAGTTTAACCTATTAGATACACAAATTAAAAAGGCGGACAAAGCTGTTGGAGTATTTAATCGAAATGTGGGTAACTATCCAACAAAAGCAATAGGCGGTTTAAAAGATTTATTAGGTGCTTTTGGTGTAGTTGGTGGTGCTACTGGTATAGCTATGATAGCTAAAGACATCTACGAAACCACAAAGCAACTACAATCGCTTAATATGGCATTATTGCAAGTAAGCGAAAGTCAAGAAAAAATGGCAAGCACACAAGCCTTTTTAACCCGTATTTCAGAGGCTTATGGCGTTGAGATAATGGGATTGACTAAGCAATTTACGCAGTTCTATGTAAGTGCAAAAGATAAAATAAGCGGTCAAGAGATTGAAGATATTTTTGAAAGCGTTACCAAAGCGAGTGCGTCGATGGGATTAACGCAAGAGCAAACCGAAAGGGCGTTTTTAGCTTTAAACCAAATGATGTCGAAAGGAACGGTATCAGCAGAGGAGTTAAGAGGTCAATTAGGCGAGGCGTTGCCGGGTGCTTTTGGAATAATGGCAAAAGCAATGGGTGTAACGGAAAAGCAATTAGGTAAAATGATGAAAGATGGCGACGTATTGGCGTCAGATGTACTACCTAAATTTGCACGTCAATTAGAGATAACATACGGAATTGAAAACGTTAAACGCATCGATAATATTGTTAATGCTCAAGCGCGTTTATCAAATAGTTGGACGGCTCTAGTCGCTACATTTTCAGAGGGTGAAGGAGTTTTGAGTTTTACTTTTAAAATGGTGATGAATAACGCATCATTTATGTTAGACACGTTAAATTTATTATTAAAAAGCTCAAAACAATTAAGAGCGGACGAATTAAACGATATTGCTTCAAAAGAAGAAAAAAAGACCGTTATTGCAGTTCAAGAAATGCAAAAAAGAGGCAAATCAGAAGTTGAAACACAACAATATATTACCGAGCAGTTAGCTATTGAAAGCAAAAAAAGACGTGATTTAATTATTGAAACAAATAAACTTCAAGAGGATGTTGATAAATACGAAAACTTTTTAAACCGTAAAGATATAATTGCCCAAATTAAAGCAAACAACGAGTTAATTGCGAAGAAAAACGGAATAATTGAGGGTTTAAAAAAACTAAAAAATCCCGATGCAACCGCAACCGACAAAGAAGAAGAAAACGATAAAGACCGTTTAAAAAGAGAAGATGAACGTTTAAGACAAATATTTGAAAATCGTAAAAAAGAACTTGAATATGAATTACAAATAATTGACATATCGCTAAACAACGAAGATAACTTATACAGCAAAAGAATTGCAGATTTAGAGCTTCATAGATTAAAAAGATTTGAACTTCTTACATTGCAGTACAATGAGGAAATGCGTTTATCAAAAGACAACCAACTAAAACAAGAAGAAGCATTATTAAATTATCATAAAAATAGCTTAAACGATATTCAAGATTATAATAAAAAAATAATCGAAATAGAAAAAGCAAGGTTAAAACCAGTTGGAGTTACTAATTTATCAGACCCTCAAAAGGATTTAGCCGATAGCGCAAGCAAAGCAACAAAAGAATTGAAAGCACAAGCAGAAGCCACTAAACACAATAAAGAGGCTATGCGAGAACTAAAAGAAATAACCGATGCTTATTTACAAACGTTCCAAGAGGGGTTCTTTGCTGATGCTGGACTTCCTACTTTGTTTAAGGTTTTAAACGATGAAATAATAGGTTTCGGTCAAAACTTTGCAGTAACATTCAACACTATTGCAGAAATTGCACAAGAGGCATTCGCATTTATATCTCAAGCATCAAACCGAAACTTTGAAGTTGAGCGTGAAAACTTGCAAAAGAAATACGACAACGCTATATTATTTGCTAATGGCGAAGCGGGCGCTATTGCTGAAATAAACCGACAAAAAGAAGCAAAAGAGCGAGATATTAGACGTAGACAAGCAAAAGCCGAAAAAACACAAGCGTTATTTAATATTGGTGTTAACACGGCTCAAGCAATAGTAGCAACATTAGCACGAACACCATTACCCGCTGGATTACCTTTAGTAATTGCAACGGGATTAATAGGGGCGGCACAATTAGCAGTCGTAGCCTCTCAACAAATCCCGCAATATTTCAGAGGTACAGACAATCACAAAGGCGGATTAATGCAAATCAACGATGGTGGTGGTTCTAACTTTAAAGAGATTGTACAAACACCAGATGGTAAAATGAGAATGTATAACGAAAGAGATAAAATATTAAACGCTCCAAAAGGAACAAAGGTATTCACGGCTCAAAAGTCAATGGATATGCTATCATTCGATAACAATCTAAACAATATACTTTTAAATAGCGGAATTGGTAACGCTCCGAAAATTGAAGTTAACAATCAAGGAATGAGCGATGCGCAAGTTGACCGAATAGTTAGCACAATCCAAAACAAAACAGAGTACATTCCAACGTTTAACCAAAACGGATTTAATATGTATGTAAGAAACGGACACTCACTAAAAGAAATTAAAAACAAAAGAGTTAACTTTGACGGAAATAAAGTAGGATAATATGAACCACCCATTTGATGTAAATAGCTTTAAATTCTATCTTAAATTTCAAGATTTAAACGATGTTTGGTATCAAATATCCGAACCTATTGGATTTGATGGCGTGGCTTTTTCTAAGGAACAAGAAAGCGGAAAATACAACCGCTCAATCGAATACTTAGACATTGATAAGTTGGAATTTCCAGATGCTCAAACTATTTTATCAGTAGTTGAGCAAGTTATCGACCCATACGGAAACACAAGCAACCATTTAGATTTTGGCTTACATTGGTGGCTTCGTGCCTTAGAGTTAAAAGGATTTGAGGCGGTTGTATTATTTAAAGTTACAAAAGATAATATCGATTTTAGATTATTTCAAGCCGATTTGAAAGGTGATGATTTAAGCGATTTTAGAACGTATGTACAATGCGGATTTATAGACAATACAAAAGTAGCTAATTTCAAACGCACAAAAGAAAGCAAGTTTAATGTATTTGCTGATAAAGATTGGAACGGAAATACTATAACGCCAATTACTACATTTAATTACCTTAGACGTGCTACATCGTTCCAAGAAAAATCTTTACTTAATCAGCCGACAAACTTTAACGTTAATGTGGCACAATTTGGTGGCGATGCTCATGTGTTTCAGCCGTGTTTGAATATTGCGGAATCAGAAATACCCACTACATTAACATCGTTTTTAGAAATTGAATATTTACCCGATACGGGCGACGTGAATCAGTCTAAACAATTAATACAAGATAGAACGGTAATAAGAGCAAGGAAGCGAATAAGCAATTTAGTAGTTGATATTACCGATGTTAACCTTAGTTTTTTAACTACGGGATTCTTTACACGAAATCAATTAGTAGTAGCGTATGGAAATACACCTATTGACGATTGGACGCCTATACAATTATTTGAATCAACAAACACTTCGTTTAACTTAACAAATCAATCATATCAAGTAGTTATTCCTAATTTGGAAATCGGTCAGCGTGTTTGGATTTACTTTTCGTCAACAAACGGAAATCCAATACAAAACCCTACGCCATTAAGTAGCGTATCACTAAACATAAACAACGCTATTAAAATAAGTTTAAAAGCCAATACCTTAGCACTTGACCAAGTTATATCAGTTTTTCGATGGATTGATTTTATAAAACAAGCGAGTAAATTCAATCAAAATATAACCGTTAATGCTTCGTTGTTTGATGTAGGTGGCAAACACTATCAAAACGCTATTTATAACAAGCGTATGATGACCCGAAGAACGGACTTTTTATATACAACCCCGAAAGAAGTATTTGAAAGTTTGCAAGAGGTTAATTGTGATGCGGAAATTGACAACGATGAAATATTTATAGGACACGAAACAGATTTTTACAAAAATGTAGAAATAGGAGTATTTGAGGAAATCCCACAAGAAAATCAAAACATATCTTACAATGATAAGTCAATGATTAATAAAATGACTTATGAGTACAATTATGAAAAAGACCGAAATACAATAGGTACAAGTAAATCAGTACACAACCTTATTGAATTAAGAATTTTAAACGAAAAAGAAAACTATATCGGGATTAAAAATAAATTAATCCGTGACCCATTAGCAAAGCAAAAAGCGTTTGATTTAGAACTTAGACAACCAACAACAGAAACGGACGACGATAATAATATTTTTATCGAAAATATGACAGAACTCGCTCCAAATAGTTTTGGTAATTTAAAGGCGTTTTTGGCTATGCGTGTTGTAGATGGTAATTTAGAGATTTTAAATATTGATAGTTTAGGCGATGCGCAAGAAATACCATTTAATTGGTTTAGTTTAGGTTTGGGCGTTGGATTGTCTGTTAGTATTATAGCGGGTGTAAATATCGGGACTTATAGTGTATTGTTTATTTCAGAAGATGGTAATTTAATCAGACTACAACCTACAATCGGAGTGCCTACATTTTCTGGAGATGGATTTATTAATATGCAGTACTTTTATACGGGTGTTGCATTCCAAACACGAACAAATCAAGGATTCTCACTTATTGAAAATGTAAGTGATACGTTTTCAGATTTAGCATACACCCCAAAAAGAAACATCATTAATTATTTTAGTGAGAAGTTGGGTAACGTTTTAATGTACGCTCAAAAAAATATTGTAGTAGCACAGCCACCAATTAACGAAGATTGCACAACGCAATTAACAACCGAGATTGCACCCGTAATTGAAAAAGCCGATATATTGTATAGTAGTTTGTCCACACCATTAATAACGGGTCGAACTATTAATAGTTCAATGGTGGGTAATTATGGCGATGTAGTGTCTTATTTACAAGCGTATAAAGTTAATCGGGGTTACATTAGCATAATCGTAAACAATGACAAAGTAGTTAAAGTATTTCCTAAAAATTTCAAGTACTTTTTAAGCGAAAATAGAATTGAATTAAAAAATGCAGAAGAAAAATTTGAGCCTATTACATTAACAATTACGGGTACTATTGGCAACTTATACGTTAGCGGTTCGCCTCGTAGAATTGATTGGTGGCGATTCCAAAATGACTTTTTACAAGTGTTTGATGAAAAAAGTAGACCGCTAAGTAGTAAGTATGAATATAATTTAGTAATTTTGAACGGGGTAACGTATAATTCAGCAGATGAGTTAGCAACCGCATTAACGCTTTTAAACTAAATGGATAGCGCATTTATAAAATTATACACGGATTTTGCAGAGGCACGAAATAACGAGCGTCCAAACGTTGCGACGTTAGGAAACACGGTTACGCCAAAAATACTACCTAACGAAACATTTCACCAAAAAACTAATTCAAGTACTGATATTGTTTTCGTGGGTGGTATTCGTGTAGATATTATTAAATGCGATGGTTCAGTAGTTCGGGATGTTACAAATAACTTTTTCTACGAGGGAATAACGGACGAAAACGGAATTAAACAAATCGATTTTGAATTTGGTATGTTTACCACCGACTATTGGACTGAGGTATTATATTTAAAAATTACCGACCTTTTAAATAATAATATTTGGTACTCAAACGGTTTTTATTGCACTTATTACGGGCAATATAAAACCACACAAATAACATACTACAATCAATCCGATATTAACGGAATAGCTTATAGTTTATTCCAATACAAACAACAAAGAATACGTTTTAGTGATTGTTACGACAACGACATTGACGATACAATGGAACTAAAAGAGTACACTAAAACCGATGGCAACAAAGTAAATTACAGAGGTGTAGCAACCCCGATAACCGAATACATTTTCGAGCGTTGCGATGCTTTTACTTATAGACGTTTATTGTTAATGCGTAGAAGCGGATTTATTTACATCGATGGTTATCGGGCAACTATTACAGATATTAAAAAAGAAGCACGGCAAGGAGATACAAATTGGTTTCAAGTTACGATTTTAGCCAATGTACAAAGTGAGTTTTTGCCGTACACTTTCCAATTATTTGAGGGATTAAGATTAGTAAGTTTATTACCAGCGCATAACTCGATTACAAGTGAGGATGTTATACTTTTGAGAGGCGTATTTAATCGAAATGTAACATTAGGCACGGGAACAATAACAATCTATTTAGATGATGCGTTAATATTCACATACAACCAAACTGATATAACGATAACTGATAATGTATTTGAACTTAATTTAACCACGTCTTTAACCACTAACGGAGTTTATAACGTAGTAATTAGCGATGGTTTATTTATTTCAGATATTGGAGCGTTTGGTGGTTTGACGTTTGGAAATTGGACGTTTACGAAAGAAAATGCAGAGTTTGACGACACGGAATTTAACAACGAATTTTTAATATAATGGCAACAAAAACACAAGTAAGAAGCGGTATAAGTTCCGCTTTATCAATAGTAATCACAAAAGCTAAGGTTTTATTAGGTTTTGATGAATTGGTAAATGAAGTATTCAGCGCAAAAGTACCCGATAGTCAAGGCACTGAAACGTATACAACGAAAGTATCATCATCAATAGCTTATGAAATATCTATTAAAAAAATAGGTACTTACATTCGTGTTAATGGTTCTGTAAGTAATTACACGGGTGCAACTTTACCAAACGGAGCAAAGATATTCGATTTTAAAGATAATCAATACAGAGGAGATACAAGTTTTTACACGGGTGTAGGCGTTTATTATGAGCCTTATTGCTTACGTTTACTCAATCCATTGTTAAATGGTGGAACTACAACTTTTGTAATTGAATTTAACCCTAATACAATCTAATTATGATAGCATCAATAGCAACACAAGAGGGAGCAACATCGGTAATAAATGTACTATCAAAAACTTGTAATTTCGATACGCCAATAGTATGGAATACGGTAAGCGGTGGCGCAAACTCAACAATAGATACAAGTCCTTTATATCCTTATAGCGGAAAAAATAGTGTAGTAATTAGTTTTACAGATACGGGAACGCACGTTTTTAGTATCGGTAGCACGGCAATGGATTGTACTATTTTACGAGATGGTAATTACAAACTTAGTTGGGCGTTATTATCAGAAGTACCGAGCGCAGTAATTAACTTTAAAGTAAACGTTTATAGAACACCTTTTGGACTTAGTACGGTTTTATTTCAAACGTTTGAATGTATTGTAAGCGATACGTCTTTTGGTTATGTAAATGAGCAATGGAATAGATTTTTTCAAGACCTTTACGGACTTGACGAGGACGATGTTTTATCTTTTGAGTTTGAAGTTAGTTCCGATACGTGGGGAAGCGGTGAAAGATTGTTCTTTGACGCTTTTATGATGGAGCAAAACGATAGAAGCCAAATTTACCCAAGTATTTACACACCCGTATTCATCAAACCGATGTTATGGCAAAGTAGAGTAGATACAACAAATACACAATCTTTAACATTAGCAACTGAAAACCTTTACGGATTCACGGGAACAAGTGAAAGTAACGATGCGGTTACATTAATAACAACCACTGGTCTTATTCAACCAACGGCAATTAATAACGTAGTAACTATTGATTATTCATTTGTTTTAACAACTCCAGCGGGTTCAGATAAGTATCTATACGTTAGTTTGGTTGTCGATGGTGTTACATACCGAGCAAATACGCATTTACTAATTAGAGGTAGCGGAAATCCCGACCCAATAAGTGGTTCTTTTACTTTACCCGTTGCAACTGCATTTTTTGAAAACGGAGCAGAAATATTTTTAAACCCGAATGCAACGTGCGATATAGAAAATCGATATATTTCAGTAGTTGAACATATAAATATAGATTCATAATGATATTTAGATTTGAAAAAAGAAGTTCGAATAATTGGTGGCATTACAACGGCACAACACAAATACTAAATTTTTCTAATTGGGAAATAGTATTTGATGAGGTTAGTCAATCGGTTAATTTACAACAACTAAACGGGGCAAATGTACCAAATGTTAATGTACCAATAGCAGATGTAAGAGTTAAGAATTTAAGCGGTTCGGATGAAACCTATACAACCGTTGAACTATTACGCGCTCGATTAGTTGCTTTAGGTTACAATCCTTTGGTAGTTGGTGGCGGTGTCGGTTCTCAAAACCTTGCCGAAGTATTGGCGATTGGTGGGCGTGAAATTAAATACCACGACACCACAACGGGCGACTATACGTTAATACCAACGGATAAAAACAAAATCATTGTCTTATTAGAAGATACCGAAATTGATATTATTATTCCCGCAAGTGGTTTTAGTGATGGGGATTCTGTAATTATTCAAAATCCTAACGGTACTAATTCAGTTAATTTAGATACTACATTAACAACTTCCACAATAACCGATTTTAGTCCATTATTACCGAGTTATTCGGTTGCGATTACCTATTACAATAACGGTACTGACATTGATGCATACGGCGCAAGTTACTCAACAAATGGTTTAGCGGGCGGTGGCGGTTCTCAAAACCTACAAGAAGTTACGGACGAAGGGAACATTACAACAAAGGAAGTAGTATCTTCAAATAATGGGGGCATAAATGGTTCTTCTTTAACGCCCTTTGGAGTAATGATGAATCAAAGCGCTGGAGCGAGTACAACTACTTTAAAATCAACTCACGAAGATGGCGATTTAGAAGTAGATTTTGTTGATGGTGGAACAAACGCAACCCGTGAATGGGTAACGGCTAATGTTACGGATTATTCAGTTACCGTTGTATCCTCAAACACAACCGCCTCAAACGATACCAATTACAATGTAGTTGCAAACGCTACATTTACAGACCCTACACCCGCTGAGGGTAAAGGTTATGTAGTATTTGTAAGAAATGGTACGGCTACCATTGGCGGTGTTGGTTATGCAGTTGGAAGAATAATTTATAGGGTATTTCATTCGGGCGCGTGGTCGAGTACTATTTATGTTGATAAAGATTATGTAGATACGGGATTAGGAACTAAACAAGACACGTTAACCGAAACCAATTTCGGAACGTTTATGAACGCACGAACCGCCAAAAACACCTTAGTTGATGCGGATGAAGTTGTAAGCGATGATAGTGCGGATTCTAACAAAGCTAAAAAAACAAGTTGGTTAAATGTTTGGACTAATTACATAAAAGTTAAAGCGGATGCGATTTATGCGACTATTGCAAACTTAGCCTTAAAAACCGACAAAACCACATTTATAGATTATTCGGGTACATCAACTGTTGTAGGGTGGTCATCTACAACAGTGAAAGAAATTACATACAAAGTTATTGACGATTTAGTAATGGTTACAGTTGCAATAGATGGTACATCAAACGCCACAACTTCATCTTGTACTTTACCTTTTAACGCATCAAAACTGATGTATGTAAAAAATAGTTTTTACAGAAACAATGGAACAACCGCAACTACTACTGGATTGGTTACTATTGAATCGGGAAGTAATGTTTTAAACTTTTTTAATGGTAATACTATAAATAATTGGACTGCATCAGCAAACAAATTTGTATATGTGGAAATATTCTACTTTAAATAACAATTATGGCACACTTAAAAATTACAGCTAACGGCATTGAATTTATTAAAGATTCATCAACAGACATTTTTTACAACTCGATAAAAGAATTTCCAACAGAAGCAAGTGTCGGAGATTGGTTTGTTATTACACACAACGGAGAAATTGACGGAACAATAAAAGAAACTTATTCGTTCAATGGTGTTTCGTGGAATAAACAATATTCGGAGTTAATGCAATTAGAGGGAAAAGAAGTGTTTTTCTTTGGCGATAGCAACACCGTTGGTACATTTTCAACTTTACCGTTTGCTGATATTGTTACAAATGCTTTAAAAATGGTTAGAGTTAGAAGAATAGGAACAACCGACATAGCACGTCAAGGTACAACCTTAATGAAACGTGCGCCTATTAACTCTATTAATTCCGCTAATATGGTAGATTGGGCAACTCCAACATTCTTCCCACAATACGACCAAACAAAACACGGGTTGGTATTTATAGGCTATCTTATAAATGAT